CTTAAGAGGGTTTCTACTTCTATAAAACCCAATTTCCTCTTTGTTGTTTGTTACTTTCGAACAATCTTAGAGAAAGTTGAAGTTTAGCCATATAGCCTGCTTTCGCAGATATAGGCTGTATTACTTTATCAAGTAAACTATCGTGTAGAAGCGTCCGATTAAGCTCCTCTCGTAAAGAGAGTGCTTCTCGAAGCAATGGAGGATTTTCAAGATTTTGAAATCCATAAAGTATATTAAAATTATGGACCAATTTCGAATGTTCAAAATTGTCTCGCAATCGTTCAAATGTTTCAGTTATTTCCTCTACCGCATAATAGGCATCTTCCTTCTTCATCTTGAATAGATCATTAACTTGAAAGTTATATGTTCTACTCATAGTTTGAATACGGTCGAGCCCATTATCAAGATTGTTCAGGGAAATTCCCCGTTCAATATCCTGAATTACAAATTCAGTAGCGGTAAGCGCAAATCTCTCAACATCAACGTCATCATACGTATTGGTTTTAGTAAAGATTCTATAATCCCCTCTTACCGAGGCCATTAGATCACAAAGACTAAAGTCTTTATTTTCTAGATAACTTCTGGAAATTAAGGATGTCAAGAAAGACACCACCTCTAAAGGTATAATCCCTTTAGAGAAAAATGATCTTATCTCTCTCCATTTAGAATGCGTCACTGACGCTCTAATGTATTGAGATAAGTTTTCCTTTAAAAAAGATTTACCTATTAGCCTTCGAACAAACTCAACTCTTTGGGAAAGATTAAAATCTTTACCAAAGTAGTAAGAGTAACCTGCAACCGACAATACTTCTTTAAGACTGATAGGAGAGATATTATCTTCTCCTATACAATCCTGAGAAGCAAATTGGAAGAAAGTATCCGAAGTAAAGGATTTTGCCATACCTATGGTGATTTCATATTCTTCACATATCTCCAAATATGCCTGTGCAACTTGTTCGTTTGCTATAACTAAATCATCACCGAGCACTAAATAGTCTCGAAAATGTTTTAGCCCAGCCCGATCGGCTGCAAGGAATACAAGGAAATGATGTACCATCGCCAAGGCCACCCAAGAGCTTAATGCTCCCATAGGTTGCCCTCTACCATAGTAGAATTTTTGGTATTCATGTGCATCTTTGTCATAGAGAGCATACATTCTACCCGTTAGCAAATCTAACCAATCAGATGCATAAGCATCTGAGGTCCAATGAGCTAACGTATAGAGGTATAACTCTCTCGGAATAAGATCGGTAGCCGCTTTAAGATCAAAACTTGCAAAGTATTTGTATCTTCTAGACTGGAATTCCCGAACTTTTCCTAATTGATCAAAGGTTGCATCTGATGAATGTTGTTTTAAGACATTCGCCAAAGACTGGTGTAATGGTTTCAACATCAATTGAGTCCAATAGTCCGCGATAGCAAAGACTCTCACTTTCCCAGCGGCTTCTAGTTTTAAAGCTAGTTTCCCTAGGAAATATGAGGATTTAATAGAGGCCATCAAGCTTTCTTCAGAGAATCGGCCCTCTTGAGTAATGAACATAGTTCTATTACCCAAGGCGGAGTTCCAATTCTTG